CACCTTCAGTAGTTGCGTTAACCCCCGCAGTTCTTAAATCTTTTTCTAGTTGTTTAAATATCTTACCCGTTGATATTTCTTTGTATGCTTTATCCCAAAACCTGTTAGCCTTAATACCTTTTTTAAATATACTTTCACGAACTGCAAACGGATTAAGCCCTTTAAAATAACTCCATTCCTTTAACGCTTTAACGGGTGGTTTTAGCGTTGTATATTTGTAAGGGCTATTGGGAGCTTTCTCGCTACTTTCTTTTCCTTTAACCCCTTTGTTTATATAATCGTAGTAATCTAACATAGATAGCGTAGCAACAAACGAAGTCCCGAATATCTTAACAGGCATTTCTATTGACTGCCGTAAATCCCCCCTAGTTCCTTTACTAGCGTTTTCATCTAGTTGCCTTTGTGTTTCAGCTATAACCCGAATAGCTAGGTTATTCATTACATCGCCAATATTTCGGGGGTTGTCTACTATTCCCGAAGGTGTGCCAGTTGTAAAACCTACTAATTCGTTGTATGTGCTATTGTCCGCCATTTATCTGCGTTTCATTTTTTGTAAAGCCTCTTGTTGCATTTGTGCCTCCATTTGTTGTTTATCTTTAAAATAACAACATATATTCAAAGCCTTTATTACTTCCCATTGTTGCACCTCTTCCCATTTGTCTACCCTACTATTGGTTAGTGAGTCTATTAAACTCCACCAGCCCCAGCTTTCTGTAAATCTGTTTTTACTTCCTTTATCTTCTTTTCGGCTTCCTCCATCAAAGAAGTTTTTATAGTTTCCGTTAAGGTTGGATAGCGTTGATAAAAAAAAACACCTATCGGGTAAGCTATTGTTATTGGCATATTGTTATAAAAGTTGTTAGCCGTTTCCCGTATTAAATCCCCGTCTATGTCAACACTTTTAAAACCGAATAACGTTTTATATACTGGTCTGCAAATAACCGTTAATATTTTATGTAGGTTATTAAATAATAAGTCTTCGTTATCTCCTGACTTTTGCAGTATTTCCATAACGCTAATATACTCTCCAAACAACATTTTTTTAGCGTCTAACTTAAACTCGTACCATTTACCTCCAATTAAAAACCTTCTTTTATTTAGTTGTTTAGGTAAGGGATCATTTAGAAACGACATCTTTTTAACTAATTTGTGAAAGTCTGGTATTGTTACGTTTCTAATTTCTTCCCTTTTTTTACCCGTTAAAACACAAAGAATATTAATTACCCTTTTAATATCGTCTTGTTTAGTTTGTAGTATTGGTCTTAGTTCAATGTATTGTCCTAATGTTATGTCTTCCCAGCTGGTAGGTATTTTAAGCTCCATAGTCTATATATATAAAATTTTTCAATAATAACACGTTTAACAAAAATATTTTTTTTCTTATATATCTTTTCTTTTCTTTTCTTTTCTTTTCTTAATGCTTTAGCAAAATGTTAGCAGTACTTAAGCAACACTTAAGCAGTACTTAAGCCATACTTAAGCAAGGCTTTATTTTTGATTTAATATTTTTTATTATATTAGCGTTATGAAGTTAACAAAAAAACAAATTGAATTAGTAAATACAGAGTCCAAAATGTCAAGAATATTTGACGAAAACCATATTTTGCCAATCAGTAAAAAACTTTGGAACAAATATCGAATAATGGCTAAAATTTATTATAAGAATGGCGAATTTTGGAAAGCAGAAAAAAGATAATTTAACGTATTGCATACCAACCCCTATTATGTTTTTTAAGGTGTATTAATGCAACGTATCTTAATGCGTCTAATAGGTGGTTAAATTTGTCAATTGGTTTGTTTAATGAATTACCATTTTTGTCCGTTGCCCATTTATAAGACCTAAACTCTTTACGCAAATTAGAACCGTTAACAACCTTTATTTTATAACGTTTTAAAATGTCTATTCCGTTGTTGATACTGTCCTTGCCTTTAGTAGCTGGTTTAACGTTTAAACCTAAACGATACAATTCTTCTATTGACTTTGGTTCGGCACTATCGCAGATTATTTCTTCCCTTCCAACAATAGGCTTTAGACGTTCCGCTATGTCTTGGTTGGTAAGTCCTTTTTCGTAAAGTATTTCTTTTAAATACAATTCTTCACCACGTTTATAAACACCAACACAGGCGGTTGGATCTAAACTATATCCCCAGTCTAAGCCATACGATACTAAATCACATTCAGGCATTGTTTCGACATACTCCACGTTTTCGTAAATTAAACCGCTTATATTACCGTATTCACCTAACCCATATATTTTCCAGAACTCTTTATCGGTTTGTTGTAGGTATTCAATTTCTTTAATTAAGCTTTTGGGTAGGTAGGAATTATTTTTGTAATTACTGACAATTACCTCAACGTCACCAACTTCCGCAGAACGTTTTATTTCTAGTTCCTGATTAATCCACACTTGTTCGTCATCTGGGTTGAAGTCTAAAAATATTTTGTTTTCAGTACGCATTAACAATTGAAAAAACTCCTTTTTATATTCCAATTCGTTAGCCTCGTTACAGTATAGAATGTTTCGTTTTGCTCCCCTTAGCTTCTGTTGATCGTCTGCTCCTATAAACTCAACCATTCGCTTTTTGAATTTATACGTTTTTTTGGTTTTGTTATGGTCAACCATATTGTAGTAACCGTTTTGTTTTAGTATTTCCTCAAAATCCCTTATTATTGTTCCGTCTAGGTTGGTTCTATACTTACGGACAGAAGTCCAAATACCTTCAGATAAATAAAGGTTTTCGCCATACATTCCACTAATTAACCATAACGCACAAATTTGGTTTAAAGAATAGGTTTTACTAGACCTAGTACCCCCTCTGTTTACTACTATTTTGGCTTCACTAAAATAATTTTTATCAAATATCTCCGTTACTTCCACGATTAATTACTACTTGGATTTCTTTGACCGTTTGGTCTATTTGTGTTTTGTCTGGTTCGTTTAGTCCGAACATCTTCGCTAGGCTATCAAACGCCCCTCGATAGTCCGAACCCTTAACCATTTCCTTTAATAAATAAAACTTCTGTTTTTCGTCCTTAGAGAGCTTTTCTTTTGAAGCTAGTACCATTAGACTACGCCACGCGTTTATTATCTCTAAATAGCCCTTAGCAACGTCTGAGCGGCTTATTTCGAACTTGTCCGCCTGTTGTTTTCTTAATTTGTCAATTGTTAGGGATATGTTAGGGTTTCTTAGTAACTCATTTGCACTAACTTTAATAACATCGTTTGACGTTGTTGGCTTTACATTGTAAGCCCTTCTATAAGCTTCAGAACCATTCCCACAGTCAACGTATTCTTCTGCGAACCTTCTTTGTTTTGGTGTTAGTTTTATGTCTGGTAATTCCTTCAATTATTAAAAATATTAATGCTATTATATATCCTCTCATTTTATTTCATTCAACTTTTTTTTAAAAACTTTGTCTATTGTTTCAGAAGGTAAACCACCACCCTCTCCACAAGGTGCTTTCAATAGTATTTCTGCCACTTGCCAAAACATTCCAAAGCCTTCATCAAAAGCAGACTCTAGTAATTTAATTTTTTTTTCAAATGTTTGATTTAATATAAATTCCTTAATCATAACTTTTAATTAATTCTTTTACCCATCTAGGTAGGTCTTGTTTAGTTTCCCTTATGTACTTTAATTGCTCTATTTCCCAACTGCTTTTGTATTTGCCGTTTGAGTGTTCTATTACTTCCTGTTCTAGTTTTTTTATTAGTTGGGAGATCTTCACTATTTGCTAAAACGTTTAAAATAAAATTAGTGGGTAAAAACCGCCATTTTTTTAAGGCTTCTATATAACGTAAATAAAAGCTAAATTCTTTATAGCCGTGTTTTTCTTTATAGTGTTTTATTTCTTTTTCTGAAAGCATTATTTTATCTCTGCTAAGTCTTTTACGTTTACTTTAAACTTTTTTTTGTTTTCTTTTGAGTGACTTACTAAAGCGTATTTGGGTGTTAAGCTTTTAATGTAAACCCTATTACCGTTATATGTTAGTCTTCTTTTCATTAGTTCCCTATCGTAGTAACTATTCCAGTTTTGTATTATCTCCATCCTCGTATATATAAGCTAAATGTAATAATTTAATTTCGTTATAATTTAAGCTAATGGTTGCCACGCCATTAATTGAAAAAAATTCTTCTACTTCCCCGTCCTTTTCGGAATAGTAATAAAGCCCTTCTTCGTCTACGAAATAACCGTAGCTAACTTCTTTTTTTAGTTCTTCTTTTGGCATTTGTTGTTTTACGTTTGGGCTTGGGTTTTGGTTTCTCTTGTTCTGCTTTTATTTTGCGGTCTTGCCAACCTATTAGCATATTCATATAATTATTAACGCAAGTTGAACAACCCCAGTTAGGAACTAGGTTACTATCTATTTCTTTTAGTATAGGGTTTAAGTTTTCTTTTAACCAATTTAAATGGCATTGGCTAGGAATTACTTTAACTTTTCGGTAAATGTTAATTACATCGTCTATTATCATAATAATCTTCTTTCTATAATTCTTAAAAATAACGGGGAAACTAAATAATAGAGCTGCCCCGTTACGATGGCAAAAAGTAAGCTTAACCAAAAGGATAAGCAAAAAGAACAATTTAACGGTTTAAAATTAAACCTTACCCCTAAGATAGGTAAAATATAATCTACAAACGTTGTTGCAAAGGTACAAATTAATAATATATCTATTATTTTATCCATAAAATTCGTTTAAAGTCCAATTAGTTTTTATTTTATCTTTTAGTCTGTCAATCATTTTTAGTAAACTAGAGTAGTGTATTTTTGATTTTTTGCTTAAATCTGTTCGTACTCCCCTACATTCTATTAATTGACTTAATAACTTTTTGTCTACTTCGTCCAAAGAGTTTAATAGTTCCTGAAGTTTTTCTTCCTTAAAGCTTTCTTTTTTGTAGGTTTCCGAGCCTGTAAGATCGTTAAAAGTGTTTGGTAGTATATAGGTTCGATAATACGGTGAGTTAATCGATAACAATTGATAGACGCAAATTTTATATATATAGTTGTATAGTTTATCTTTTGCCTTTAAATCTAAAATAAACTCCGTTCCTTTGTTGAATAGTGCCAGAAAAACCTCTTGGATATAATCGTCTAAAAAAGGTACGTTGTAGTGTAAGCCGATATTTTTAATGTATTTTCTAATATCTTCTATTTCTTTGTTGTTTGGCACTCTGCAAAATTAATAATTTTTTACGGTATTATTCATTTCGGATTTTATAAACGATATATTTGTCCGCATAGCGTCTGCCACTCGGTAACCACTTTCCAAGAGTCTACGGAGTTTATACATTTCGGGAACGTTTACGTTTGCTTCGTTGGTTGCCCTTGCTACGCTGAAACCTTCCTTTACTTTGTTGTGTATTACTGCTTCAAAACGTTCGTGGGCTTCGGTTCTAATTGTTTCAATGTAATATAGGTAAGATGTTAAATCCTTTAAATGGTTGTTTAATTTAACTCCGTCTAATTGGCTTTTGTTATAATCTTCTATAATCTCAGCTATTTTATTTAATACTTCATTCATTCCTTAACTGTTTTAATTCTAATAATAATTGTACAAAATCTTCTAACCTTAAAGCACAATAATCTTTTTCAAAGTTCTTTGTAAAAACTACTAATGGTTGTTTATGTGAGCCTATGCAATCATTAGCTGACTGCTCAAGAGCCTTCCAAATATTAAGTTTTTCTTGGTTCTTACACTCCCAGTTAAATTCACTTAGTATTCCTTGAGTTGCCATAATATCCCCTTTTAGACTAAGCCCGCCTGAATTTGGTGTTCTTTTTATATCCTCATTGAACATATTACTTAAATACTTTGCTACTTGCAATTCAAAACGTTTTCCTTTTTTATTTGCATTCATCTTCTTTTGGTTTTAAGTTATTTCTGAATCACCCATATTATACCAGTGAATTAAATCTCTTTCTTTAGTTCTATCTGCATTATATGTATCTTCTAATTCTAGATATTCACCTTTATAAATACTTAATTCACCTATTGGTAATGTAACACCTTCTACTGTTTTATTAGCTATTCCTTTTGGTGATACTACTATTTGAATCCAATTAGTATCTTTTATATAAAATCTATATGAAACCTGTTTTACATATCCAAATCTTTTTAAGATTTTAGTTATTAATTTTCTCATCTTCTTTTGGTTTTATTCTTCTATTAAAGCAATAGTTGTAAATACTGCTATTACCAATCCTAACAATAAAGGACATAATGTGTTTTTACTAGCAGTTAGTAATTCTACTAGTAGTAGGTATACTAATGCACATGTTATACCATACCATAATATATTCATTGTTTTTTTAAATGTCATCTTCTTTTAGTTTTATTCATACATTGTTTTACCTACTAACACACCTACAATAAACACACATATAAAAGCTATTGATATTGATGTAAAGTAAACTATCATAATCCACAGTAACCGCTATCACACTCATTAAAATCGTCATCAAACAATTCTATTTGTGTTTTATGGTTTTTAATTTTATTATAAGTTATACCAGTTTTAAAAGTTCCTTTTCTTTTGCTTTCTTGTTCTGCAAACCAATTCATTTTATTAGGGTGTTTTTCAAACATTTTTTTTAATAATAATTCACTTCTCCACCAACACCCAACACAATTATTCATATAAGCAAATCTAACTGCTTTGTTTATCCAGTATTTTTCTATATTATCCTTAAATATATTATCCTTAATTAAAGGAAATTCGGGCTTACAATATCTAACATCTTGCCAACTATTTCTACCATCTTTTAATTTCGAAAATGTTGCTTTTACTTTTGTAAATCCATCTTCGTCTAATTTAGATAACATATTTTTCGCTCTATTAGTTTCGTTTGCTCTATATCCAAACCGCATAATAACAGGCTCTTTTATAATTTCATAAATCCAATAAAGTATAGGCATTGTTTTCATTTCAGTAGTACAATATCTTGCTATTTTATTAGGTAAATAACCCCCCTTATAATCTATTGTTTTATCAAATGTTTTACCACTAACCCAATTTATTTCTTTACCCATAAACTGTTCTAAATCTAACATAGTGTTTATTATAACGTCATCTTCTAAAGTGCCTATAAACTCCATCCCTATTTTATCACTTACTAACTGTCTTACTTTTGCATCTGGATAAATACAATTTTTATCATCTGTTCTAACAAGTGCAAACACATTATAATCTGCTGGGTAGTTTGCAGCTATATACGAACTTGTTTTACCACCACTTAAAGAATTAACTGTTTTCATTTTAATAGTGTTTTAAGTTCTTTATTTTGTTGTTTAATTCTAGTATTTAGTTTATTAACCTCAACCTTTAATGTTTCTATTTCTAAATGTTTCCTAGCGTTGTTTAGTTTGGTTTCTCTCAACTCCTTTTGTACTTCCTCTAGTTTGCCCTGAAACAAGTTTAATAACAGTAATACGTCACTTAAAACCTCTAAGTTTTGTAGCTGTGCTTTACTCTTAGCTTTCTCTTTTGCTTTTAAAATAAGTATTTGAAAACTGTTTTTAATATTAATTACCTGTAATAAATCCATTCTATATATTTAAAGGGTTAACACCTCCTAGAGTAAAGCCTAGACCGTTGTTATAATCAAACCTTAACGGATCGCCTAGCATTGTGGGGCTTCCTCCAGTTTCTTTGTCTTTAACTTTGTAAACGTGTAGTTCTGTCATCATCCACAAATCTGGGTGCGATATTAATCTGTGAATACATATAAAGTCGTCTACCCTATTAGGGAACACTTGCCCCCCTTCACAGTCTGCTTTTCGTGGTGGTTGTATATGTCCGTTTAAAATATGGTCTGCGGGGTAAACCCTCCTAGCTGCTTCGGTCTGCGGGTGCATACAAACGTAAACACTCTTACCCGTTTTATTACAGAACTCCCTAACTAAATTACAGAAAATATAATTACGTTCAAAAATAGGTGTGTTTCTTGGGTGGTTTAATCCAGTAAAGGGATCTATTACACACCCGTCTACTTCTGCGTCTGCAAAAATATTTAATAATTCGTTAACGGTGTACATTTTAGAGTTATCTAAAAACTTAAAGTATTTACTTATTTCTTGGTTGTAAAAGTCAATTTTGCTTTTTATAATGTCTTTAAATTTAACACCTAACCACATTTGTATAATATCCCTTTTAAGTTGACCAGCTCTATTTTCACCGCTCCAAATAATAAATTTTTTGTTGTTTAGTTTTGCCTGACAAAGTAAATACCAAAGCAACCAAAACGTTTTACCGCAATTGTCCAACCCTAGACACATTACAAATTGAGCTTTTTTTAAAACTAGGTGTTTGTCTAACATTGGCAAACCAACTCCCAACCCTTGTTTAATTCTACCGTCTTTATAAGCGTGTAAGTATTTTAAAGTTTGTTTATCGTCTAAAATCATTTCGAAAGTAGTTTTTTAACGTCATCACTTACTTTCAAAAGATTATCGTTGTCGTATTTATCTTTTTTTATTTTATCTTTTCTTAATGCTTTAGTGTTGCTTAAGCCCCCCTTAAGCTTGGCTTGGGTTTGGCTTCCGCCTTTACGACCATTTTTAACCCTTTTTTCGTGTAATTCTATAAATTCCTTATATTGTTCGTCTAAAAATTTAATATTAATATTGTTTTTGTTTGTTTCAATTAATCCATTTTCTATTAATTGTTTTAGTATTTTTTCGTCTTTTAAACGCATTAATAATTTATTGTAACACATTTTACAATTGTTCGCCCAATAGTGAGCCATACAAGTCGTAAACGCCCCCTGTAATTCAAATGGTAAGTAATTAATGTCGCCTGAAAGCCATTGTTCTGGAAAAAATTTTAAATACGGTAGTTCTTTGCTCATAGTTGTTTTTTAAAATAATTTATTTTGTTTATCATAAGATAATTTTAAAACTTCTAAATGTTTTATGTCTTCATAAGTAACTTTTATTAGTTCGTCTTTTTTACCCCATTTTGATCGTGTATAAATTTTGTTATGTTCAAATTTATTAGTAGTATATTCATTAATGTTTTTTATATGATTATACAAATCAATTCTTTTAAAAATACAAAAAGATTTTAATTCTAAAATATCAAAGGCTATATATTGAACCTTACCAAGAAGCCAACCATTATTACCGTTTATATTCTTTTTTTCTAGCCAAATAGTTTTTAAATGTCTTTTTGCTTTTATATCAAAAGAACCACCATTTATATAATAATCTATATGGTAATTTTTATCTTCGTATGGTGTACTTTTTTTTATATTAACTTTTTTGTTTTTTGATTTTAAATAATCAGACATTAATTTTATAAATAAATTTTCTGCGTCTTCGCCTAACTTCTTAGAAATTTGTAATCTTTTTTTTGATATATCTCTCATTAATTATTGTTTTTTAAATTATCGTAATAAAATTCTTTTTCTGCCTCGTTTAAATCTTCAAATTTATAGGTTGGTAAGTTGCAGTAATCCATTTCTTTTGTATAATATGGCTCTTTTTTACTTCCTAAATAAGCTTTATTTCTAAATATGTTTCTACTATTATAATTAAAATTGTATTTAATAATTGTAGAATAACTAATATTTAATATTTCGCTTATATCTTTTAGACTAAACCCTAATGTTTTAAGTATTATAAACCTATTATAGATATAGTAATTAATTCCTTTTGACAACATACCAACCTTTATTTATAAAATATTTAACTCAAAACGGTAAATCGTCTTCGCTTTCGTCTGCGTTTACTGGTGTGGGTTCTTGTGCTTCAGTTTTGTTAATTTTCCAAGCGTCAACGTTGTGAAAATAACGCCCGTTGTATTCTCTAGAAGACAAATTAAACAAAACTTCTATTTTGTCGCCCGTGTTAATACCGTTTAACATTTGAATTTTATCTTCACCAAATAGTTGAAAACAAACTTCAGGATTATATTGATCGCCTGTATCAATAACAAAACTTTGTTTTTTCCATTCTTTACCAGCTTTGCTAGTTCCTTGTTCTACTTCTAACACTTTTGTAATAGTGCCAGTTAATTTTAATTGTTCACTCATTTTTGTTTGTTTTTTTGGTTATTAATAAATTTATTTATGTAGGATTTGCTATATAAAATATAATCAAAGTTTGCAATTTGTCTAGTTGAGTAACCTTTAGAATGTAATTCTATAATTTTTTTATGTTGCATTTCCTGTTCAATTGAACCTGGTATTACTTTCCAGTATGGTTTCATTTTATAAATTGTTTGTTTTTAAAATAGTTAATTGTCTAAATAATTTAGATTTTGTTTCTAATCTAATATTTACTAAATCAATATTGTTTTGATTTTTTTTCTGTTTAATAATTATTGGATTACTATTAATTTCTATTTCAATTGTTTTAAGTAAATATTCTATATTGTTTTTATCTAATTTTTCTATTTCCATAGTTTTAAAATTAATTACGTCAGCTTTCCAATTATTTTACTGTCCCTAGCTAATAAATATACTAACTGACGCAATAAGTTAAAAGTTGTTAAAATAATCTTTTTTAAATGTGTTTTCTTTGTTTAAAAATTCTAGTAGCTTTTCAGTATTAACCCAAGCGAAAAACTCTTTTACATTTTCAATTAAAAACCTTTTATAGTCTTCACCGTCATAAGAATTGTTTCCAGCTTCTTTTAAAAACTCAACAATTTGCGAGATAGTAACAAATTTAATTTTGTCAGTATGCAAAGTATAGTATTCAGATAGTTTGAATATACTTGGTTTGTCTGGGTTGTTTTGATATTCTTTAATAGATATTAAGCAGATACTTAGATCCTGTATTTCTTTAACAAAAAAACCGCTCAATTTATCCCATTCTTTTTCCATTTGTTTAAGTTCTTTGTCGGTACACTTTACTCTAAAAGCTCCCCAACCTTCAGAACCAGCAACATATTTTAAGCCTGTTACGTCTTGCTCTAAAACTTCACCAAATACACCCGTGTATTGTATTAAGTATTCTTTAATCATTTTGAGTTTTATTATATTGTTCTGAAATTTGTTCTAAAATTGTTCTATATCGAATTACTTTTTCTTCTGCTTTTGCTTTTGAAGTTTCTATTTCAATAATACGTTTATTGATATTTGAAAGCATTACATTTAAAAAATATTTATGTCCTTCTTTACTCATTATTTTGTCGTTTAAATGCGTCTGCTTCAACGTCTGAATAAATACCATACTGATAAGCGTTAATTAATTTTAATGTCAAACGATCTTTTAAACGCTTTTCTGCCATTGCAAAAGGATAAGGAGCTTTACAATTCTTTGGTGACGCTTCGCCAGTACTCCATTCCGTACGCTCTTTTAAAGTTGCCTCGCCTAATATTGCAACATCAGTATCAATGTTTCTTAATAATTCAGGCTTAGAAAATGTAATACCTTCAATATAAGCAATTTTTTCAACTGCGTCGTGTGTTATTATCCATTTACTTAAATTACCTCTTTTAAGCTCCCAAAAATCGGATTTGTTAAGGTGGTATTTTTTAGCTAGTTCTTTTATGTCCATCTTCAATAAATTTTAGTGTTAATAATTGTAGTTGTTTAGTCTTTGAAAGTATAAAATTACAACGTAAAGTATTTCCGTTTAATAATCTTAATTTAGTTTTTAAGTTTTCTAGTTCCTTAATTTCCTTTTCAAAACCATTTAAAAGACTTATAAGCGACTCTATTTTAATTTCCTTATGTTTCTTTATTAAAATATTTTTGTGCCAATTAACACGATTTAAAGACGCTTTAACGTTGTTTAATAGTTCCTTTTCGAAATCGTGGCGTTGCCATTGTTCTAAACGGTCTTGAATATGGCGGTAGTGTGCTTGTTCTTCCCTCGTTAAATTCATAGCTGTTCTTTTATAGTTTGAAGAATTTTTAACAGTTGCATAAACTCGCCATTATTAATACATAAATTATAATCGGTTTTAAAACTATTAAAGCTTACAGTTGTTGTGTCGTGGTTTTTACTTAGTTCTATATCAACCTCTGTATGGTGGTCGGATAGTGTAAAAATGTTTTTACTGTATTTAATCTCTGTTTCCATCTTTAATCTTTTTAGCGTTAGACTTGTTAAATTTTTCCATCAAATCGACTATTGTAGCCGAATAATTCAAACCTAACTTTTCGTTAGTTTCTTTGAATTTGTGCATAATGTCCTCTTTTCCTTTTTGGACGTAAAATGTTCTTACCATTGTTTTAAACGTTAGTTATTAAATAAAATAAAATTTTGTAACTCAAATAAAAGGCGGTTACGATTGCCATAATATTAAATATTTCTTTTTTCATAGTTGTAATAAAAAAAAGGGTGCTATTACACACCCTTGTTAATTAATCATTTTCTTCATCCCACCACTGATTGTTATAAAATTTTATAACATCAGCTTCTTTAATAAGATTTTTTTTAATCATTTCTTTAATCTCTTTTATACTGTATTTGTCAAAATTCATAGTTGTAATTTTAATTGTTTCTGTAAATATATATATAAATACAATACAAATTACAAAACACATAAAAAAACTTTAAAAAAACTTGCTTCTACCTCTGTAAAAAAAAATTAAAATAAATGTTAATACTAAAAAAAGTGGGTAATTCGGGCGACCTGTCCGCCTGTTGGGTGGTGGATAAAGCCCTCAATGGCGGGTAAATTTAAATAACCGTTGGAATGGTGCCAGGAGTCAGGGGGTGAAGGGCTTCGCATTGTTTCGACACAAACCGAAACTATATCGTTTGAGCGTTTAGAATGGAAATGGTGTAAATAAATATATCTTCTGTTGCAATTCCCCCAAAGTTTAGGACATTCGGTCGCCATAATTAACGGTAGTTCGTTGGCTTTTCCTTTGTCACCGTGAGAAAATCCTAATAAATTACTTTCGTAACCAACGTATTTACGGTAAGCTGGGGAAACATCAAATGAAACATCTTGGCAATTTTTAAAATGTGTTTGTATAAGTTGAGCCAAGTAAAAACCACTTTGGTAGTCGTGGTTTGAAGGGCAGTAAACACAATGTACGGGAGCAATTTTTAACAACGTTTCTATAACCTCAACGTAAAGCTTTTTAGCCATTAAGAAAAGTTCGTACCACATTAACCCGTCACTATCTACTAAAGTTCCTTTGGTTGTCTTGTTGGGTGTGTCGTAGTGTAAAATATCGTTTCCTAGAACTAAACAAATCTTATTTATAGGAAACCCTTTAACTTTATTTAAAATACCGTTAACGCCCTTAATAACACGAATAACGGCTTCCTGTGTGTCGTAACTCTGCCCCGTTTCTAGTTCACTAGCAATTTTCCCCAAATGTACGTCTGCGGGATCTATAACTAGCAAATGGTTGTTTAGGTGTTTAGTATATTCGAAAGGCTCATAATTGGGGGCGTGTTCCTGAAAGCTTTCTAACATTTCAGAGTAAAATTTATCTTTTTCGTCTTTTCTGTATTGTGAGTTTTTAAAAAATAAAGAGGCTTTTTTTGACTTTATCCAACCGTGTTTAATATCGTTTGGGTTAATACCTTCTTGTTGGGCTTCATCTCTAATTCTTCGATATTCTAAAATTATCTCGGCTTCGTCAGGTTTTAACCTAAATCTAGGGTTTGATTTTTTTTCTTTATACCTATTTTTGTAATCTTTATTTATTCCCCTGTCTTTCACTTTGTTAGGCGTTTATATATTACCAACAACACAAACAAAGCCAACCCAATATAAATTAAACTTTGGTACTTTTCCCACCAGTCAAGCTCCTTGTAAACGACTTTCTCAATCGGAACAATTTTCTCCTGTATAATCGTATCCCCAAAGCATATATATTCGTGGTGTATTTCTCTGGTAAGTGTGTCATAGAAGTATTTTAAAAAAACTTTTTCGGTATTTATTACAGTATCGTGTGTAGAAACTTTAAATATTGTAGTTGTATCGTGTTCAATAGTAGGCACTATAATAGTATCAACTATTTTAATAGTGTCTAATTCTACTAAATCAGGAAACTTTTTAATTAACCTATTCATTCTTTTTTGAGGTGAACAGGCAACTAATAAAACTACCGTGAGAACTTGGACAATATACCCTTTAAAGCCTTTTTTAACCATAGTTTTGTGTTATCTGCTTTAAATAAAAATAACGCCAATGAAAGGCACAATATTACGCAGAAGTCAATTAAATCTAACTGCCTCCAGTAAAAAGCGTAGACGTTTAACCCTAATAGAGCCAACCCTATAATATTAGTTAAAATATTTTTTTGTTTATCATTCATTTTACTAAGTTTTACGATCCGCAACCTACACATTCAAAATGTGAATCGGTTGGTTTTACGTTGTTTAATTTCATTTCTAATTGGTGGATTTTATCTCTTATTTCCATATCCTTTACCATATCGCCCGTTAATTGGCGTTTTAATTCCTTAATTTGTTCTTTCATTTTATTTAGTTCTATTATCCCAACGGGCTTTATTGCCCCTTCTGTCGTAGTGTGTAAATGTGTTGTATCTCCCTACTCCGCCTTCCTCTATTGCGTCAATCCTTATTAATCCTTCTATAATGTCCGCCACTTGGTCGGGTGTGTAACCTTTTACCGTAATATCTGTTGCGTTGCCTGTCAAATGTTGAGAATATTTAGCCCCTCCTATCTTTGAATTATAAGACGGTGAACGGTACGCACTATTTATTGTTACGGTAGCGTTACAAAAATCTCTAATTGTTTGTAAATTGTAAGCGTGAACTTGTACGTTTTCGAAAACATCTAAAGGCATTTCCGAACCATCGTTACAATTAAACTCCGATTTACTAAAATTCTTTGTTAAATCACCCATTAGACTCTCTTCTTTTTTGTGTCCTAGCTGATTTCTTACGGGCGTTTTGTAAAAGGCGTTCTTCCATCTTTGCAACCTGTCGATGTAGTTCGGTGTTTTCTTCGATTAAAGCGTCAATTTTAAACTCAAGGGTTTCAATCTTTTTCTTTAGTTCGTCAATAACTTTAACTGAAAGGTTGTCAGTACGTTCCTCTTTTTTAGCTTTAATATCAATTCTTTGTTTGATAATTCCCCAAATTTCTTTTAGTCCTAACGCAGTTACCAAACCCGTTATTATTACGATTAATGAATGATCTTCCATATTAAAATTATTTACCCTGTCCACGATAGGCTTTTTTATAGTTTCTACTGTTTTTTAATTTACTCGTTTTACTTTTAGCGTGTACTCCCTTTCTTTTTTTTTTCGCTTTTGCTACTATGTCAATTATTGCTTTTCTCATTTCTTAGCTACTTCCTCAATTGGTTCACTCCAAGCTTCAGTACTCATTAATTCTAAAGCTTCAGCGTGTGTTAAAACTTGTGAAGGTGTTACACTACCATCTTTAATAAAAGTAGGCTCTACATTGTATTTAATTACAAATAGAGTGTCATCTAGTGACCTTCTAACTGTTGAAGCTGAACTTTGTCCAACTTGGCTAAAGTCAATGTTTTGCAAATCTGTTGCTATGTTGCAAATTGCATAATTTAAGTTATTTAATCTTGTTTCCATTTTTTATATTATTACGACGGAGTATCTTCCTCTCTGTCAGATTCGGTCATATTGTAACTAAGAGCATTTGAAGTACTGTTACTTGCATTTCCTGTTCTATCCTCTATGGTCATATTTGCTGACGTTCCATCATTACTTCCTATTTGGTCTGGCACTGTCCAGTTAGTGCTAAATGTTGCTGCTTCACCCATTTTATAATGTGCTACTGCACCAGCTGGTAATGTTGTTGGAGTACCTGAGTTATAAATAGAACTAATATCTGAAGAACTTAAAGCACTTGTAAAAACTGCAACCTCGTCAATGTTTCCACTAAATTCGTTAGTAGTATAGCCACCTAATTTACCTATTTCAAAATTAGCAGTTGAGGAATTTAAAGAAGTTAAAGCTGCACCTGAAAGTGTATTTGCTAATTCAACTCCATCCATATAAACTTTCATTTTATCTGCATTGCTTGATTCTGCTTCGTTATATACAAAAGCATAATGATGCCAATTGCCAATGGTTGCAGTAACATTATAAGTGTGTTTAAACATTGTTTTTTGAACACCAGTTGAAGTAGCCATATAAACCACAATTGAACCAGTAACGCCACCATTTTGTAAGGGAACAAATTGTTTTTCTCCAGATGTAGTTCCCCAAGTTCCAAATAAGTAATAACTTGAAGTACCACTTCTATTAAACCAACCCATCCAAGTAGCTTCTGTAACACCATTTAAAGCACTTATATTACCACAATCTATATAATCGTCTACCCCATCAAATTCAAAGCTAAAGTTTGATATTTTGTCCTTGTTGCTATTTTCAGGTAGTAGCCACTGAGTAGATTTCCAAGAACCATTTTCTCCCATACGATACCAAGCTGTAGGAGAATAACTGCTTAAATCTGCTGGAACTCCTGAGTTATAAATTGAAGTTACGTCTGAAGAAGTTAAAGCAGAATTAAAAAGAGCGGTTTCGTCAATGTTACCACTAAAAAAAGAATAAGTTGTCCCTGAGCTATTATATTGACCAAGCCTTAACTCTGAACCAGAGGGATAACTTATAGTTTGACCTGAAGGACTCTCATTTACTGACGTATCTAAAACTCCATTAATATAAAATTTAGCTGCTCCTGTAGTTATAGAATTATCAAAAACTAAAACAGCGTGATTCCACTCGTTTAAATTATATTTATTGTTTAAAGTATTTTGAGAAAAAGAACCACCACTTAAATTAATAATAAACCTTAAAGCACCGTTTGAACGTTTATTAAAATTAATTGCTGTATTTCCAGCAAAATCACCTATTTGAAATAAACCTCCGTGACCGTTTGCTGTTGCGTAAAACCAAACAGAAACAGAAAAACTTCCAGTTGGTAAAACACTTGTATCTAATGAATTTACCCCTATATAATCGTCAATTCCATCGTAACTCATTGATTTGGTAGAGCTGAAACTTGCGGCAGTAATACCTAAAGTTTGAGTTGTAAAAGTTCCATCCGATAATGTGTATTTTACAGTATAAGAGTTTATTGTTGAGGTTGACAAAGTAACTTCGCCAGTTGAAGAATTAATAGTTAATCCTGAAGGTGTGGCGGTAAATGTTCCGCCCGAATCCCCTGTTATAGTTGGTGTTGGATCTGTTCCGTCTTTAGCGTAACTAGATTCTGCATAACTAAACGAAGCGTCTGACGGTTTTTTAGTTCCTCCACTTGGTACTTTAAAAAATCCTTTTTTCTTATATGGGTTGTAAATTATCGGCATAATATTAAATTATTGGTACTTCACAATAGTTATAATTTTGGGGAAATCGTAAACCTAAGTTTATAGTCGCCCCACTTAATTCGTCTTCGAATCGTTCGGTAAACATTTCAACGCTTCCGCTTTTTACTAATTGTACTTGGTTCCAATTAACATTATTACTTGTAGCGTTTAACTGTTCAAAATAAGCAATCAAATCAATCAATATTTGTACGCAGTCGCTTTTAACTTCGTTTTCGTTGCTTTCGTCTTTTCTTACAATATCCATTATTAAAACCTGAAAGTTCCAAGTAAAATCGCCCGTTCCTAAAGAAGCGGGTTGATCGTTAACCCACAATAACGGATATTCAAAATTCGTTAGTTGGTTATGTTGTACCACCTCCCAAAGATTTCCATTTCCAAAACTTTTCAATTGCCTGTGAGCAGTCGTAAAGTCTTCTAACTGTTTTAGTATTTGGTTATAAGTTAGTTTCATTTATTACTAAAATATATATAGTCATCTCTCCAACAACTGCCACTAGCACCACCTAGATAAAAACTAGACTGGTAGGCGGTTTTGTCGGGGTGCATATCCTTGCTTGTTTCGGTGTATTTAGGGAATAAATTATCGTATTCACAAAGATAATTAATTAATCTTTTATCGTAAAATTCCGCCTTAGTTTTCCAGTCATCTCTTAAAAATTGTAATGCTTGGTAGTCTATTGGTTGGGCGTTTTCACTAGATTTTGTTGCTACGCTTTTATTTCTGTATTTAAACAACATTGAAGTAGAACATTCGTACATAGTCCACTGTAACATTGACGGGGCTATATAAGAATCCAAAAGGGTTGTTTCGTCAGCGTTTAACGTTCCCGCTACTATTTTAGATTTTAAATCTTCGTAGAAAGGAGTTCCCAATGTTGGGTGAAGACGTATATCCTGACTAACTTTAATACTAGGTAATAATAAACGTTGGTCTACGTTATCGTCAATTAAAGTATTATTCTTTAAATAAGCTTCTGATATAAATAAAACGTTTGCCATAATCTATCTTTTTTTCCTTAATACTTGTTGTTGCCAAATGTGACGACAGAAGGGGCGGTGTATGTTAGTTCCTGGTAAAGTATACCAACCGCCTCTTTTAGTAAATATATCTATCCCCGTTTGGTTAAAATCGTTTCTTAATAGTTTTAATTGGTCTAAAGTGTATAGCCTCCCCGCTTGAGCAAAAGCAATCATTTGACGGCAAAATCTTCTACTAGTATCCAATAACTCTGGTCCGTCTGCGTCAGGGCGTTTTACGTATTTATAAGCTACGAATATCTCTTCGTCAGGTTTCTGAATACTATCTATTGCGTTTTGTGTCGGTTTAAAGTTAACATCTAACGCTCCAATATTTTGCAGTTCTTGTACTATGTCGTTAACATCGTCTAGGGATATTTCTAACGCTTTTCTAATTTCGTTATTTGGTAAGCTAGGGTTATCTATTAACATATCTAAAACCGCCTTTTCCATATCCGTTAACGCTCTTTCTAACGCAAACTTGTGTTTACTTAATAAATCACTTTCGAACCTTTCAGCGTCTTTAATATTGGTTATTTCGTTGTTGATACTTTCTAATATTTCGTAGTCAGCACTATTAAAACCTGTTCGTTCTAATTGTGCGAAGATCATATCGTCTAGTTGGTCGTCCATTTGAACACGTTGCCCAGCTTCTAAAGGTGGCAATCCTACCTTTTCCCGTATTTCGTCCTGTGTCATTACACCAACAACAACCGCCTCGCTTAATTCTTTTTGTATAGGCTCTATTTTCTGTATGTGTAAACACTTTGGTAAACCGTTAAAGTTTAGTAGTTCGTTAAATAGGTTGTTTAATAAATCCTGTTCAGGATCTATATGTAAGTTTTGGTACAAATCCGCACTACTTCTTAATTCGTCTGCGTTATTTCCTAGTCCTGTATTGTCTTTTATACCAAACAACATTGGCGACACGATAGAGTGTGCGGTAAATATTTCTTGGGTTATTTGGTTGTTTAGGTTTATAAACCTGTCGTCTTGTCCGTTGGTTGGAATGGGGATAATTTGCGGATGGTCAGCAGCTTGGTCTGTAAACGATAATAAAGGCTTACCAGCGTTATCCGTTCCCGTTGCGTAGTCTTTAAATCTGCGTTCAATTATTGCCATTTCTTCGTCCGAACATTGACCATTAGCAAAACTTATTAAGTAGCCAGAACTTAGATTGTTTTTAATATTCATCAACGTAAAGTTGCTGATTTCTGCGTCTGCTTCTAAATACGGTATAGCTGCAATATAGTCAGGCAAAGGATATTCTCCTAAGTCTGGGCGGTATTCCTTATAGTAAATTAAATAATTTCTATCGGTTGTTACAGTATCGTCAAACGGAAATAATTCCATTTCTGTAAAGTCTTCGTTCTTTTCAGGGTTTCTAGACTTCCAGTCTGAGGTATAATAATAAGTGTTTTCTTCAATACCTACTCGAATATAGTTAAAGTCTATATGGTCAACACTAGCAATCTTACCAACTGCGTTAACTCTAATTTGCATAGCAAAACCACCAAACACTTTTTTATCTTTGGTAATCTTTACTAGTAAATCGTTCATATTGCCGTCTTCGTTGGGCGTTCTTAAAAACCCTTCGACTAACGCCAATTGTTGAAAGTTCAATTTATCCTTTTCAACAACAAAACCTTTTCCAACAATAAACTTTGTTTTAGCGTCTATAATTGTAGACTGTTTAGAACTCTCATTTAAGAGCTTTACTAGAAAATCTCCGTAACAATTCTTATACGGTCGTTCACTCCCGTATTCGTACCAGTCACCCTTACGACTTTCTTTAAACTTTGGTAAGTCGTAGCCCTTAAAATTTATAGGTATTAATTTAATGCTCATTTCTAACTAGGATTATATACATAATTTGTTACCCCCTCTATTGTGTGAGTAGTATAGTTCGGGTTATCGTTGACATTCAATAAACGCATTTTACCCTGTTCAACTAATCCCGTAGCGTTAGCGGGATCTAAATTTGTAGAGCTACTCTGTTCGTAAATATAGTAATCGTAATACCCACTTTTACCAAGTATTAAAGAGCCGTTTAAAGCGTCATTAACACCTTCTGTAAAATTAAATAAATTAAATCGTTGTTTCTGTGTTGACGTGTCAGAAATTATACAATAGTAGTTTGATTTACTAGTGTCATTCTTAAAATGAAATAAGTAAACAGGATTTGTTAGCGTTGTCTTTTCGTATAGTGTTACCGCAAACGTTGTAGATGTACTATTGTTTAGGTGTATCATTAGACTTTTTAGGTTTAGATTTTTTACTCTCGAATACGTCAGCACCAAGTTTTTTTAATAACTCAATGTTATCTTCTGTTATTGGTACACTAAAACCTTTTCCATTCCAGTTCCCACCTATTAAATTTTTTTTTAATCCCATAACTTTTATATTTAAAAAAAAAGGGGAGGCAATAATTCACCTTCCCCCTTTTCAATCAACTATGAAGAAAGAACACTAAACAAAGTCTTTTAATTACGTTGAAATCGTTAAACCAGCAACAACTGAAGCAGCTACTTCAAAAGGTGCTAACGGCTCTTTCGCCATTAGTTCAATATCGACGCCGTTTCTGTCACCGTAAGCAGTACCAGAGTTAGCGACCATACTTTGACCTTCTGCAAAGTTTTGGAAACCAAGCCCCCAATATTTTCCGTTATTGTCTTTACAAATAACAATTATTTGACCTAAAATCATAATACGCAACTCGTTAATTTTAGCAGCTGTAAATTTGTTAATTGAAAAAGCAATAACGCCTTCTGAAAATCTAGTTCCGTTTGCTGGATCTATTGTCGTTGTAGCTGTTACACTACCAACTTCTTTTTTTAATTCGTATTTCCTCCAAGTAGAACCACCGTCTGTTATAGCGGTTACTTCACTAGAGGCTTCTGTATATGCGGTAACTGAAGCACGTTCTAGAATATATAATTCTTCTAAACCTCCTGTTGAGTCGGAACAGTCACGAGCAAAACCGCTTGATAATGTACAAGGCATAAATGTTAATTTAAAAAGGGGAGAAATTACATCTCCCCGTTATTATTTAGTTTTTATACTAACGCAAATCTTACAATTTCGTCAGGGAAAGCAACGTTAACACCTGTTCTAAACGCCATTGTTACTTTATAAATTCTATCGTTTTCATCGTACCAACTTCTTACGTCATTAGCTTCCTCTTCTGGTAAATCAACACCAATGTGAATGTTTGAAGCTCTCATCAAGTAAATGTGGTTGTTAGACTGTGTAAGACCAGGATCGGAAACAACTTCGATATTTGGGAAACCAATTAACGGCATTGATTGAGTCTGTCCTTCAGAAACATAATGAAAATAATTACCATCTGCTAAAGCTCTTTGGTATAATAAGAATTGAGCTGGAGCAACAAATAATTTTAAATCGTCTGCACCCGCAATAGCTTCTGGAACTAATTCAGCCATTCCTAAAAGAATACCGATAATGTTACCTGAAGTATAACCTGTACCTGTTGTAATACCTGTTGGGTTACCGTTTACTGAAGAACCAGCAGCTAAAATCAATTTATCTAGTCCATCAAATTTGTTAAGGTTTGCACTACCTGAAGCAGTATCTCCTTGCCAGTAAGCCTTACCTAAAGCGTCTTGTACTTTAGCGACTTTTTGAGCGAAATATAACTCTGCGAATGGAATCTCTTCTTTTTCAGCAGTTAAACCTTGCTTTAACATAACCGCAGTATATTTAGCAGCTAAGTCAGTCATACATAAATCTTCGTGAACTGCAATAGCTCCAGGCGTGATAGTTCTTTGTGTTAGGGTTGTTGTTCCACTAGCACTTCTAGAACATCCGTCAGCTTGGAAAACTACGTCAGTTTCAAGGATATTAATTGTTGTTGGTCCTTTAACTCCTGGTTGAATTTGGGCGTATTTTGATAACTGCCCTTGAGCAACGGATTTTACTATAATCTCCATTGCGTTCTGTTCTGTGTACGCTGGAAGCGAACTTACATCGAAACTCATAATTTTTTGTTTTTTTAGTTAATAATATTTTTAGATTTTAAGACTTCAATAATGTCTTTTTTGTTTTTCTTTAATTTTGCGAAACCGCTTTTCGATTTCTTTACTGCGTCTTTTGTTGGTTCTGCTATCAACTTTTCAGTTAATTCTAGTAAACCGTTAAAGGCAGTTTTAAGCTTTTCAACTTGTTTCTTTAAATCTTCGTTTTCAACTGTAATTGTTGTTTCCATAGAGAAAACTCTTTCAGTTACGATCGACTCAATAATTTTTTTAGCCTCTCTCTCTTGGGCTTCTGTAAATGGTTTTTCTTCTTCCATTTCTTCGTCTACCTCTTTTTCTGCTTCTTCCTCTACAACTTCTTCTTCTTCCGCTTCTTCAACTGCAACGATAACACCACCTTCTGTTACGATACTTCTACCGTCTGCTAGAACGTGTTCACCGTCTGGAGCTGGGACTAGTTCGTCATCAACTGCAACAACAACCGCAGCCCCTACGCTTACGTCAGGCTCAACCTGTGCGACTGTTCCGTCCTCTAGTACAACGTCTTCGAATTTTTCTTTTGTAATTTCTTCGGAAGTAGTTTCTTCCTTTTCTGTTGTTTCGGTTTCTACTGTTTCGGTAGCCTCAACATTTACTTCGGTATCTGTTTCGATACCTTCCTCTTTAAAGACATTTTTAATGTCGTTAAATAAATCTTTTAAATTTGACATAAAATAATAGTTTATTAATTGATATATATAAAATAATTGGATTTATTACACTTTGCAATAAATTTATTTTTTTGTGTTGCTCATTTTAACACATTTCCCGCTTTTCTTTTTATAACCCTTTGGACATTTAGGCTTATACATTTCATCGTTTATATGTTTCTCGCAAGGCATAAACCAAGTTTTACCCTCAAACTCGTGAGTGTGAAAACCTTCGCAACCAATATTAATTGCCATTTCTTCAGCTTTCTGTTGCGTTGAGTAAGCTAGTCTATCGTCTATAATTGCCAAGTCGTTACTTACAACCATTGAAACAAATTTGTTTTTTTTGGTTTCCCTGTATTTCTTAATTACTTGTTTTATCTTTTGAATAACTTTTTCGGGTAGTTCGTAGTCGCGTTCCTGTCCAAACATACCCTCGACAGAGAAACCTTTAAACGTTCCGTCTTTTACCTGTTGCCATATTTTATCGTCTTCGACTCTCATAGATCCCCACCAACTACCATCTGGCACTTTCTCAAAACCTTTAGGAGCTTTAACCCCTCGTTTGCTATCTACGATTAAACTTTCAATAACATAAACACCTTTAGCTATTTCGTTGCTATCGTGCATTAAATTAATATTTGAATTATAACCGTTACGCATAAATTTGTTAACTATTTTTTCAATAGTATTTTTTCTAAATACAACGTAAAATATTTTACCTTCGTCATCTATACGGGCTATTGGTAAGTCGGCAATCATAAAATAACCGCTTACGATACGCTTTTCTTCGTCTTGTACTTTAAAAGAGTGTTTAAAATTATCTCTAGTTTCCATTTTCTTAATAGCCCAATTTACCCCCGAAGTTCCCCCCCATAATAACCACGCTAAATAACCGCAATCTTTATAAGGTGTATTTTTATTTTCTTCGCTTACTTCTGCGTTTTGTTTGTGTCTATTAAAAGAAGCCATTCTCGAAATAGTATCCCAAGAAATATTTTCTTTATTTGCTAATTGGTTAGCTCTCGCAAGTCCAACCCTAGTATAGTTACAGTTTATTTCGTCACCGTATTCCTCAATATATCTTAACCCTCTTTTAGCGTTATTACTAGCACTTTCTGGATAATCGTTAAACGTTTCTTCGAACTGTTGTTTTCTAAACGCCATCCAATTACTCTGTATTGCGGGAGCGTCCACTAGTGCAATATAATCTACACCGCTTTCGTCTTCTACGTTTTCGTCTATTACTAATTCAAATATTTTCATTTTATATAATTTTTATTGTATTGTCGCTTGGTCTTCTATTACGTTAACTTTGTTTTGAGTGTTTGTAATATCCGTTTCAGTTACAAACACTTTTGTAGGTTCTTGAGGTACTAACGTTGACGTATTTGTAACGGGTGAAAGTCCTGGTACTGCTCCTCCTCCTGTTCCGTTTAAATTTGGAACACCGCCACCCGTTGAGCCACTACCACTAAATTGTTGTTGTTTAATCTTTGATATTTGGGCTACTGTTGTTGCAAGTAAAAAACCAATTTGAGCAGCTTTAAAAGGTATATCAAAAGGAGTTGGTACTGCTGATTTATTTGCTATTATATTAACAACACCTTGAGCAGAAGAAATCAACGCCCCCGCTATTTCTAGTTTTTTCCTACGTTCAAAAGCCTTTTTTTGTTGGGCTTCACTTTCACCAGTAAACGCTTCATTTAATTGTAATAATGCATTAACACCCGTTTGGGCTAAATCAAAGGTGGCGTTTTGGGATTCTAGTTGAGCCTGACGTTTTGCCTCTTGTTGTTGTTCGTAGGCTAAAGCGTCTTCACCGTAAAGCTCTAATAATCTTTGGTTAAGTGTTTTTTGTTGTTCTACTAGTTTTAAATTCGTTTCTTCATTTCCTCTAATTTTTATTTTTTCTAATTCTTTACGCCTTTTTTTATCTTCGTCTTGTAGTTTCTTTTGGTCTTCTGCCTCTTTTTCGTCTAAGGCTTTTATAGATAATTTAAAACCAGCTAGTTCGTTTTTAGAATTTTCAATTCCTTTTTTTAATTCCTCTATTGTTGCGTTTGCCTGTTCTTCTGTTGCAACAGGATCAAAAACCAACCCCGCCAAACCACCAGCAAAACCCATAGCTAAATCGGTTTGTTCTTCTAATAATCCAAGCCTAACAAGTTGTTTTGTTAGTTCGTCAATTGAAGCTAACACTAAAGTAAAGGGAGCGGTCACAAACGCAATTAAACCCGTTAATATTTCTTTATTCCTTGTTTCGCTTTCTATTTGAGCCTGTTTTATATTTTGTTGGTGTTCTAGTTCTTTTTCTTGAGAAATTAAAACGGCTTCAACTCCTTTTAGTTTTATGTTTAATATTTCCCGTTCTGTCTTACCCTGAAGTTTTAAAATATTTTCTTGCCTAGAAATAGCGTCTAATTTTTCCTGTGACAACTCTACGTCTTTTTGTGCGTCTGCTATAAGTTTCTTTTGTTCTAACGATACGCCATTTATTGCAGCTTTTAATTTGTCAAAGTTTGCAATCAACAAACCAACCCCAACCGCTAAAGCCCCTATTCCAGTAGCAATTATTGCAGTTCGTAAACCTTTAAACGCTACGCTCGTAGTGTTAACACTTCCTCCAAAAAGTTTCATTATTCCAGTAGCTAGTACGGTAGAAGTATTGTTTACTTTTTGTAATACATTACTTTGCTTTAATATATTGTTAAATAATTTTCTGGCAGAACTAACACCTTCAATAGCACCTTTAAACGCCATTGAAATACCTAAAGCCTTTTCGATATTTTGGGCGGTTTCTTCTAACGCCCCACCTGTGCCACCTAACAAAACAAAGGCAGCCGTAACATCTCCAACCGCACCCGCAACGCTACCAAGTTCTGACGCTACCTGTTCGTTGTCTAGGGCTTCCATTGACAATTCAGTATTTTTGATTTGTTTGTTTACGCCTACTAATTGCGTCTGTAAGTCCTTAAACGCTTTAGTGCCTAAAGGAACTTTTCGCAGTTCCTCGTTTAACAATTCCGCCTCTTTTTCTAATTGTCCTAAGGTTCTTTGACTTCCGCCTGTTTCAATTGCTACGTCTAAAACTATCTTTTCCGCCATTGTAATTAGTTTATAATATTATAAATTTTTCTCCGTCAAATTGTAACGTTGCAGAGTCATTTAAACCCGTTAAACTTAACGTTCCCGCACCGTCTATTGTTTCACCCCCAGCACCTCGAACCTGTAAAGTATTTGAGGCAGACGGTTTTTTAAAGTTGTATATCTTACCTCTAGTTGTTCCCGAAGGAATTATAATAGTAACATTTCCGCCTGAAGTGTCGCCTATATAAGTTGTTACTGTTTCGTCTGCGGTAGTGTTTGTCGATACCGTTACTATACTACCATCGCCCCTTAATTCATTATTTACATAAGTAACATTAGAACTTGTTACCGTTTGATTATTAGTATTTATTAATACAACATTTTGCAACCCTCCAACAATACTATTACCCGAACCGTCAATAGTTATGTTTCTACTATCTGCAAATACTCTATTATTATCGCCCATAATCTCCACGTTTTCCGCTGACCTACTAACATAATTATACTGTCCTGAAACGTTAACTTTTTGGTTGCCTATACTATTGTTGTCTGTTGACCTACTAACTGCGGTTGAAAATCTCGGTGCGTTTTCCTGTGTTGTTATAGCCGTAACGCCACCGTTTGCTGTGTCTGTTGTTGGTGTAAATGCTTCTGCGTCTTTAAGTTTTAAAAACTCGCACTTTGTAACAGGGTTCGAAGGGTTGTAATTTTCTACTTTATTTAATCTAAAATAAGCTCCATCAAAATAATATTGTTCCCTAAAAGAAAGTTTTCTAATGTCACCAGGTTTTAAATAAAACCAACCTCGAACAATTTTACTATTTGTATCTGTAATTTCTTCAATAAATTTACTGTGATATTTGTTAAATAAATTATTGTCCGTCCAAGTAATTGTATTAAATGTATTATCCCAATATATTTCTTTTGTAAGTCCGAAATTAATATCTATTGTAGGCGTAAACGGATCGTCATAATGTCCAGCGTAAGGGTATTGTAATTCTACTTGGTCGGTTACTAAGTCACTTTGGTGTGTCCAAGTGTAAACAGTATCTTTTAAACCGCCATAATATAAAATTCTAATGTTTGAAATTGTTCTAACCTCTTGCCCGTTGTTGTCTACTTTTTTAATGGTTGGTATTACTTTGTCGTTATAACTCTGTCCAACGCTTGGAGTTGGTGAAAATATTAATTCTGTTTTATACTCATTTTTTAAAAAGTCGTTAGTTACACGCTTTAATCTTTCACCGTAAACCTCGCCCCAAGTATCGGTATATAATTCGTTATAGTAATCTTTGTCGGGTTTATAAGTAAATAAATATCGTTGACTATCTAAAGCTCCCATAGGTAAAAACTCTAACGGTTGCGAAATGTCTAACTTCTGCGACCAGTCGTTAATGTTAGAATTGTAAAAGTCATCTCTTGGTTCTATAAATAAATTTCTGTCGTTAGCCGTGTCTGTTTGGACGTATAAATTAAACATTTTTACAATTGACATAAAGAAGTCTTTTTGTTTAATCTTCTTTGGTATTGCGTCAAACATATCAATTGTATTACCTTCGTTATAAGTTGCGTTAACTACTTCATTTTTAAAGGTTGCATTAATCATTTTAAGATTAACATCTCCTGTATAATAAGTGCTTGATGTTGTAGTGTCTTGAAAGTGACCAGCATTTAAGAGGGTTAAGGGTACACCATCTAAAGGATATAAACCAAATTTAGCTCTTACTTTTATTTTTTCACCCGCTACCATTGGAATATTAATAGCGTTTAATATATATTTATTTGGTGGGTTAAATTGTTTGTCTGTTGCGGTTGTTATGTCTGCCCTAAAAACATTATTACCTCCTGAATTATAAGTTTCAAAAGTTGTGCCTTCTAAATGTTCACTACTTGGATAGGTAGGAACTGCGGTTGTTGTTACGGTGGTGTTTGCTGGTATTGTTGTTGTTTGATCGTAAGTAATTTGAAAATTGATAGCGTCTAAATCGGTTGTAACTACTCCCGCGTTGTCTGTTTTTACTAGAATTAAAATACCAGCTATTAATGTTTTACAAAACGTATCGTTTGAAGCGTCACCAAAAAACTCACCCTGAAGGTCTGTTGTAAATTGGAAACTATAACTTCCATTTTGTGGGGCTTCAAATACTCCAGTTGATGGTGTGTAAACATTTCCAACGTCTGCGACCTCGTTAGTACATCTAATCAAATTTGTAGACAACAAAGCGGGGTAAGAGGCAAATGTGTTAGGTACGTCAATAGTATCTGTTCCAGGTGTATCGAAAACGGGTGTATTTGCTGAAAATATTCTATTGGTTATTTCAGTCGAACCTATAGCAAAATCTAAACCATTAAAAGGAATTATTAATTTATTAAAAGGTGCTGACGTTAAAAAGGTAGAGGTGAAAGTATAACCCGCAGCGGAAAACATTCTATCAATATATTCTTTAGCATATACAGACGGGAATAATTCATCTACCCACCAATCTACTAAACCTGTGTTAAATCCATAATCTACAATAGGGTAAACATAACCAGTTGTAGCACTCCACGAAGTTTGTTGATTTGCTAAAGTGTAATCGTGGTTTAGGTTTCCCCATAACATTGTAGAGTCGTCTAACTCCTTATTCCCCAAGTCGGTTATAAAGTCACCCAACCGCCCTACTATCGTACAATTGTAGGTAACATCGTCATTGTCTAAAATGTTAATTTGTTTGAGTTGTAGATAACCGTCTATATTAATCTCTCCATCTACTAAATAAATTACTTCAGTCTTTAGGTTAGGGTTAAACGTTTGTAAGTCTAAATTAACCTCAAAGATGTGTTCGAATTGTTTATTAAGTTTTTTAGATCCTGGTAACGTTATCGTTTTCGAAAAGTCCGCTTTTCTAGTGTCGGGTTTTGCAATATCCGAAACATTAAACGTTAACGAAGGGTTAAGGCTTTCTAATAACTCTATACGTTCACCATTAATATATAATTCCTCTTTTTGCATTTAGTATCGTTGTCTATAATTATCCATTCCAAACTCTAAATTAACCTCTAAATTAAATACGCTGTCCGTATCGCTTCGCTTTTCCTCCCAATTACCTTCAATGTTTTGAACTGCTATTCTTTTGCCACCTTCATATAAATAAATTTCGGGGCTTTCAATTAGTTCTAGTAACCAGTTAAAGGTTGCTACGTCTACCCAGTCAGATGTTAATTTCATTTTTGGTTTTGACTTTGTATAGTATTGGACTTTTTGTCTATCGCTTAAATCGTAACTAATAACACCTGAAGACATATTGTCGGGGTTTTGTTTAAAAAACTTTCGTTCTATTTCTTCGGTTCTTCTACTTACCTTTGTAAAGTTAAAACCATCAAAACCACCTAACGAATTAAGGAACTCTAAACGCCTTGTTTCGTATCGACATTCACTATCAACATTAAAATAAATTGCTTCGGTTACAACTGAAGAAATAGTATCTAACAATAGTATTCTATAACTTGTTACTGAAGCGGTTATAATTGGTTGTGTAACTGTTCCCGTAAACTCGGTAGGGTTAATATTGTTTAGGGTGTTAGGTGCGTAAGGTATCTTTAACATTTTTTTATTTGTTAAAGAAGATACATTATTGTCTAGGGTATAAGTAGCAACTAAACCACCCGCAGAGTTATACGTTGTTATTTGTGCGTCTGTTATTGGGTTGCCCGAATGGTCGTAAAGGAAATATAACCAACCTTCGTCTGTAAGCTCTACCTTTTGGTTGTCGCTTTTGTTTGCTCCGCTTCCCTTTGGTGCGTTAGTTAACCATTTTCTGTTAGTAGTGTTTACCGTATAGTTTTGAAAATAATTGTTAGTTTGCCAGTCGTAAAAGTTTACCGTTGTTCCTCTATAATTTGGTAAGCTTCCGTTAAAGGTAACAACCGTTCTAGTTTCTTGTGCTAGGAATTGCGTTAACGTTCCCCCCACTTCGTATTCCTCGCCTATCTTAATTGTAAATTCTTTGTAACTATTAGGGTTGTCTGTAAACCCGTCAGCGGTTGCACCTGTGTTTATAGCCCCTAAGTCTTTACTTAAATAGCTTTCACATATTCCGTGAACGTCCGAACGTCCGTAACCGTTAGGATCAGCGGGAACTTTTAAACGTCCTAGTAGTGTAGCCCCATCGTAAACGTCAAAGATAAATTTAAACCTAGCCGTTGCGGTTTGGTTACTAGTTGCAACATACTCTATTGGGTTGTAAACTGTTCTATAATCTTGTGGTTCTTGCGTTACGCCTGTTATTGCCATTTTAATTTTTTTTAAATAAGTTTCTTATTCCTTCAGTAGTTGCGTTAACCCCCGCAGTTCTTAAATCTTTTTCTAGTTGTTTAAATATCTTACCCGTTGATATTTCTTTGTATGCTTTATCCCAAAA